CCCCCTCAGCACTGGCAATCATGAGCGCGGAATAGGACGATGCGTCGTTCAGGTCGGACACCACGTATTGATCCGAACTGGTCTTCGTATAGACGAAATACCCGCCGAGGTAAGTGACGTTCTGCACGGACGGGAAGTCCGCATCCGTGATCTTGGTAGCTGTCCCGCCTGACACCACCCACGCATAGGGCGACGCGACCACCACAAGCTGCGATGCACTGGCCGCCATGGAGACAGGCGAGCCGCCGCCCGTCAGCGTCCCGATGCTCGTCACCACGCCCGCGCTTGTGGCCTTGTAGAGCACAAGCGTGGAAAAGCCGGTGACGAAATACATCTCGCCTTGGAACTCGCACATCGCCCAGACCTTGGACGATCCGCCCGTCGCGAACAGTTCAAACCCTGGCACATGCCGCACGAGAACAGGCGAGATAGACCCTTCCGGCAGCTCCTCGGCATACAAGTTGATGATGTCCTGCGCGGAAGCGGCAAGAGCATCCAACTTGTAGCTATGAACTGCGAAAGGGATACGAGGCATCAGACGTCCGAGGCTCCCGCAAATTCCGGCCGCGCCTTGACGACCGTATAGAGCATCCCCTTGAGTTGGTCACGCAGCGCGTTGCTGCCGGGACTTTCCATCACCGACAGCGGCACCGAGAATTGCGACGCCATGAGCGGATCCTTGCCGGATTGCCGCGCCGCCTCGGTGGCGTAACCCTCCACGGTCAGCGTGACGGTATCCTCGCCATCTGGGGGCGTGTGGATGGTGACGCCACGGATGCGCCAATAGGTGGCCATCACGCCGGTATTGTCTGCCTCAATCTGAATAGCCAGTGCCATGCTTCAATCCCTATGCCGATACGGCGCCCATCTGCGCGGAAATCCACGTGTTGGACGCCATGAACATATACACACAACGGTTGCCGTTTGTCAGGTTGACGCCTGTTGATCCCGCCGTGCCGTCAATCGTCTCAGAGCCGTTTGCGTAGACCTTGCACACGTTCGCGCCCGCGTTGAATAGCACGATCGCCATACCCACAACGCCGGTCGGCAGGATTACGCCCGTGCCCGATGCCACGGTTGTCAGGCGGTTGTATTGCTTGGCCAACTGCAAGGCATCGGTGCGGGTTGTGCCTGTCGCGGTCAGGGCATTGCCGACGCTGGCGAGCGAGTAGCCGGACCACCACACATTGCCGGTGACGGTCAGTTCTGCCGACGCCGTCGTTGTGCCGATCAGAAGTTGCCCCGCCGCCGTGAGCCGCATGCGACGGCTGGCGAGGCTGACTGATCCCGTTGTGGTCGTGCCGAAGTCAATATGAACGCCGTTCGCGGATGTAGACCACGCCTCCGCCGCGACAGCCTCGATGTATCCACGCTCGCCCGACATAGCGCTGCCCGTGTAGCCACGCCATCCAATCTTGCCCAAGCCAGCGGCCGAGGCCACCGCGCTTGGTGACGCATAGGTCCCGTCGTAGCGGCGGAACTGCACGTATGGATCGTTGGCAGCCGCGTCGATTGTGACGCGCGTCGGACTGCCATCGGCCGCGCCCGCATAGATCATCGTCCCTTGCAGAGACGCGAGCGTCGTGCCGGACGAATTGGCCGTGATCGTGCTGGTTACGGACGTGGCGCCCGTCACCGATAGCGTGCCAGCAATGGAGGTATTGCCCGACGATCCAACGACGGAAAACTTGTTCGTGTTGATGGCGAAGCTGCTGCTAACGCCAAGTCCACCGGCAATCTCTAGGGACGTGGCAGTCAGGGCCAGCACGCCAGACGTTTCCGTCAGGGTGACAGTCCCGTTATTCCAGTTCACCACGCCGCCCGACGCAAGGAACAGATCGGACCAAGAAAGCGAGCTTGTGCCCAGCGCGTTGCCGTCATTCGCGGCGGGAGACAGAGCGGAACTGGTGAGCTGCACCTCGGCCGCCGAGTTGACGGAAAGCCCAAGCGTGTTTGCCGCCGGTAGATACAGCCCGTTCGTCGGCGCCGATGCGCTGGACGGGACAAAGGTTGCGCCCGTGACCGTGCCCGATGCCGTCACCGCTGCCGCCGTCGTCGCGCCCGTGACGGCCAGCGTGCCGGCAATGGCCGTATTGCCCGTAGCGGCCGCAATGGTGACCTTGGACGATCCGACCGTCACATCCCCGCTGGTCGTCACAGCCGCCGCCGTTGTGGCCCCTGTAACCGCTAGCGTGCCCGCAATGGCAGTGTTGCCGGACGCGGCTGCGACCGTGACCTTGGACGACCCGACGATAACGTCCCCGGAGGTGGTCAGAGCGGCAACAGTGGTGGCACCCGTCACGCCCAATGTGCCAGCAACCGCCGTGTTGCCCGTGGACGCAGCGACGGTGAACTTGGACGTGGCGACCGAGAAGTTGCCCGCGATATCTGCCGTCCCGCCGACCGTCATCGGCCCGCCAGAGCCTTGCAACGCGAGCGTGTTCTTCTGCGTCCACGTGTGCGCCAGTTCCAGCGTCGGCGTCACGATCTTGGCCCGCACGCCATAGATGCTGTCCGCGTCCGTGACAGCCTGACACGTCACACGGTCGATGATCGCTTCGCCCGCGCCGGTGTTCTGAATGCGAAGCCATACGCTCGTGCCGGACGGGACCGAAAAGCGAACCTGCGCGACTTGCGGCGTCGTGACGTCGTCTTCGTCCGTCAGGTCGGGATCAATGACCGTCTCATGCACGTCGCTGTCACCCTGCGCCGTGCCCAACTTGACGGTGAAGGATTCCGAACCCTTGAAGGTAAAACCGAGAATGTAGTCCGTGAGCGCGACGACAGTGACTTGCTGGTCTATGCCAGCCGCGTTCGTCCCATCGCCCGCGATATAGACCTGATGCGACACCCACGATGGTTGTGGCGCGGTGCCATCCGCAAACCACGACCATCCCGCCGTGATGACGCCTTCCGCGCCTGTAGTCGGGTTTGTCGTGAAGTTGCCATTCGTGATGGCGTCGTTTGTCGTCGTCGGCACCGCCGAGAACGCAGCCGTCGTAATGACGCCCGTCGTCGCATTGTAGTCGGTAATAATCTGGCGTTCGCCGGCGCAAACACCCGACATGTATTCAAGATACATGCCGACGCAAAAGTCATCAGTCGTGTTCAGGATCGGCGCGGGGTGCGTCGTTGTCGTCGCGGTGCTGGTGACGTTGAACGAGTAGACCGGCGTTGTCTGTGTGTGCGGCTTGATCTCGATCTGCGTCTTAGCGGATCCTGGATTGGTCTTGCTGACCGGAGGAAGCACAACCTCGACGTTGCCGATCTTGGTCGGATACCGCGCGCGAGCGCGATACACGCCATTGCCCTCGTGTTCATCTTCGAGGAACGTGCCCAGCTCGGGATAGATGACGGTATCGCCAGACGACAACGATATAATCGAGCCGGCCGCCGATCCTTCGTATCCACACACGTCCAGAGAAAGGCCGCTTGATGTCGTCTCAAAGAACGCCGTCCCAAGGCGCAGGCGGCCCGTGCCAGCGGCGCCGAGCGTCCCGCCTCCGATGTCACCGCCTGCCCATTCAATGGCGTTGCGGAGATATTTCACCTCCCGGATGGATAGCCCCGCCAGAGCCTGCGGACGCACGTCAGCCGAGGAAGCCGAATGCTCAAAGGCGATCCCGTTGAACGGGTCCATCCCGCCAACGCCCTGCCTACCGCCGGCAAGGAAGCCGGACACATAGCCCGGCGTGGCAAGACGGTTGCGCGTCGCCCCGACGACGGTGAACGGGCCAGGCGGGATCGGGCCATCAACCTTGATGATCGGCGCGGCAATCACACGATAGGCCCGCGTCGACCCCGTGCTTTCCATCTGGAAGCCAAGTTCCATCTGGCGCGTGACGTTCAGGAACGTCGCACCCTGCAGGACCATGATGGAATACAGATTGAAGGTCGAGCCGCGACAGAACGCCCGCGCAAGCCCCGTCCCGCCTCGGTTCACCGAGTGGAACTGCGACAGCCACAAGGCATTTGTCGCCGGCTGCGATCGGGACGGATTGCGCGGCGCCACCGCTTCCACCGGCTGCGACTTCTCTTGCAGCCCGATCGTGAACGCCACACGCGCGCCAGCCCAGCTATCCGCAGCCGCCTTGCCGGCGGTCCCAAGGCGCGACAACAAGGACCAATGCCGGACCGTGCCATACCCGCCCGCCGATGTCTCGGTCAGGATGTTATCCGACTGAATGCGGAGCGGCATGATCTCGCGGTTGCCAGTCGGGGCGGTTACGCCCGTGACGCGCGGCAACTGGATTTGCATCGAAAAAGGCGACGTGTCCGGGTCCGTCGCGCCTTCCGCGTCGTGCGTCGTCGAGATACGGACGGCAGTAAGGTCTACCTCGCCCGCCGTCACGTCGCCTGTAGTTACATTGCCTGTGACGGTCAGGGTTCCGCCAATCGTGGCATCGCCCGTCACCGCCATATCATCGCCGGCCGAGATATCGCCCGTGGCCGTGATGTTGCCCGTAACCGACAAGTTGCCGCCGAACGATCCCGTCCCCTCTCCGACGAAGCCGCCCGTCACCGTCAGCGCGCCGATCTCGGCCGTCGTGATGGTGGCCGTCTGGATCGTAACCTCAGTCAGATCTAGGACGGTGGAACTGGGCAGCGACCCGGACCCGGAAATCATTTCCGTCCCAGCGCGCGACGCGATATGGACCGCGCCGTGTGTGACCGTGGACGTGCCATCCGCGAACTCGACGGTCACACGGAAGGAATACCGCCCGGCAAGCTCGGTTGTGTCGTCGCCGTCAACGTCAATGTCAATACGCCCGGCCGCACCGTCCGACACCGCCCCGACGACAGTCAAAACCTCGCGGCTGCTATCGTCATACACGACAAATTCAGATGTCGCGCCCGTGACGTTATACGCGGAGGTGTCGGTGTCGGTCGGATAGACCGTGATCTCAATCGTGAAGTCATCGCCCGCCGTCGTGGCGAAGTCCCGGCGCGTCGGCTGCAACAGGCTGCGCGGCTGCTTGGGGATGGCAAACGGGACGGCGTATGCGCTCATCAGTAATACTCCGCTACGACGCCCGTCCGGCTAGTCCCCAGCGCTGTGATGCGCCGGATTTCCGCCTCGCCCGCCTGATAGATGCCCGGCGGGGCCGGCTCGCCAATGTCCGGCGCCAACAGCGCGGCCGCCATCATGACAATCGGCTCCTCGGCTTCCTCCGGGATGCTGGCGAGCGTCCACCGCGACAGCCCACGCGCCGCAAGCGATCCATACGCCGCCCGAACCTTCGCCTCTGCGATGCTCTGCCCCGTCGCGCCGGAGTAGGCAAACCGCCGCACCATGGCGATGGCGCTAGCATAGGCCGTATCGTCCCTAGGCTTGCCGTAGACGGGCGCCAGCTGCGCCGCTGCCATGATGGCGTAATGCTCCGCCGCCCCCTCTGGAATGGCCGAGGTGGCCCATGTGACGAAGCCCATGGAGTTGAGCGTCTGATGCGCCGCGTTCACCGCAGTTTCAGCGCGCGTCTGCCCCGCGCTGCCCGTCAGGGAAATGGTGCGGATCGTGTTCAGCGCATTGTCATACACGGCGGGATCAACCTGCGCGCCACTGCCGGGTGCCAGCAGATAGGACGCCATCGCGGCATAGTGATCAGCCGCCCATGTCGGGATGGCAGACGACGCCCACGAGACAAAATTCAGCGCTGCAAGCATCTCATGGACCGCCGTGACGCGATCCTCTGCCGCCGTCTGCCCATACGCGCCAGACCACGCAACCGCCCGAACGCCATCGCGCGCCCCCTCAAAGCTCGCCGGCAGGTTCGGCGTGATGCCAAACGACGGCGCCAACAGGTGCGCGGTCATGATGACGTAATGCTCGGCGCACGACGCCGGTATTTCGTTGTATGCCCACGGCACGAAATTGACGGACAAAAGATGCTGATGCACCGCCGTCGCCTTTTCGGCTGCCAGCGTCTGATCCTCTGTCGCCGGCGTTTCCGTCGCGCTCACGATGCCCAGCATGCGCAAGGCACGCTCCGCAATATCGTCGGTATCGGTGGTCCCGCTCTCAGCCGGAACCGCGCTTTCCACATGCGGATTGAAGCCCAGACGCCGAAGCGCCCGGGCTGCAATGATCGTCACCGAAACCGTGCCGGAATTGCTCGCGGCGTCGGATTCAGCAATCGGGTTCACCCCCAGGATCCGCAACGCCCGGTTCGCGATCAGCGCCACCGTCACCGTCGAGCCGCTGCTTGGGCGGTCTGCCACGGCGACGGGGGCCAGCCCCAGCTTCCGCAACGCCCGCGCCCCGAGTGCCGCCACCGTCGCCATCCTCGACTTCCTCGAAAAACCGGTTATTGCGCAACTTGGCAACCGCGATCGGGTCCGATACCTCCACCGCGTCGCCCAGCAGGAACGTGAGGCGGAACGCTACCGTCTCGGTAGCGTCCCCACACTCAGGCCCGCCTATCCACCTGAACAGCGGCATCAGATGGTGGTCGGCGGCTCAGTCGTCGTGTAGAACACCGTCGCCGCGATCGTGCCCGCCACCGCCGTTCCAGGGGCGTTCGTGAACGTCCCATAGATCTTGGTGGCAGACGTATAGACGGTGCTCTGGTGAGTAATCAGCGTCGCGGCCGACGTGGCGTTATTGCCGAAACTCATGCGCATCGCGGCCTGGCCGATCGTGCCCGCATTGATAAACCGATCGGTATCGCCGCTATCCCCCACGATGATCGTGAGAGCCGGCGACGCAGCGCTGTCCATGTCCGTGGCTGCCAGATACCCGTCAACTACCTTGCAGTTGGGCGGGATATAGCAGATGTCGAACGTGTTGTTCTGCGTCAGGTCAGCCGTGCCGACAGTGATGATCTGCGTGAACGACGCCACCTCGCCCGCGTTGGGGCAAAACAGCGGATCAGTCGCCGCGATCGTCTTCGAGTAGGAGAAAGCCATGTCAGTGTCCCTCAGTCAGTGCGATCAGGCGTCAGGCTGCGCGGCGAACCAGCCGGTCACCATGCCGTGATCCTTGGGAGTGGTCGTGTCCGCCGACGTTGACGTGCCAAACCGCGCCTTGGTAATCCCGCGAATCATCTCAACGCCCGGCATGCGGAACCGGCCGTAGTCCTGCGGCGTATCCTCAATCGCCTTGGCACGCTGAACCTGCGCCATGGCGACGGCCTGCTGACCGCACAGGAACGACGGCGCGACGTCGCAGGAAGAAGCCCCCAAGTCAGCTTGCACGGGAATTTCGGGGATTTCCTTGATGATGACGCCGTCCCAGATCAGATCGCCGCCCGTGAAGATCGGGTTTTCCCGGCCACGGTCCCACGCATCGCGGTTCGCGCTCAGCATGTCCGAATGCGTCGCCAGGTCGCGGAACGAATACGACGGCGCGAACAGCACGAACCATTCCTCGTCGTTCCGAATCCGAATGGGGCGGATGGCGGGGCTGGCCGTGCGGGCAATGCGCTTCATCAGCGAGACGGCGGCCGGCGTCAGCTTGTCGTCGGTCGCGTCGATGTTGCCCAGCGCCGTGGCAAACGTCGTCGAGTAGTTGGAGTTGAGCTTGCCGAACAGGACGCGATCGCTGTTGTTCGTGACCCATGTATTCTTTTGCGACGTCGTCGCGTCCGAAAACTTGGTCCCGTCGATGGACATCAGCCCGTAGTTGATCACGTCCATCTTGAGCGTCTCCATATGCCACTCCTTGAGGGCATACCGAGCCGTCTCCAACAGATCGAGTTGCGTCTTGATCTGCTCGACCTTGGTGTCGATCTTGACACCGTGCCGGACCAACTCGACGTAGACGCGCAGCGAACGGTTGTTTAGCGCCTCTTCGTTGCCGGAGAGCGTCGTTGCACCGCGCGTGGCAGACTGCGCCAGCTTGCGCACGGTGGTCCACGTCAGGCTGTCGCCGGCGCTCTTGGCCAAGTCTTCCTTGACGTGGATCAGGCTGTTTTCGCTGACGCCCATATATTGGGCAAAGCGATTTTCCCTGATGAACTCAGCATAGAAGCTGTCGCTCCACTGCTGAACGCGATTGCCAGATGCAACCGTAGTGACCGTCATGTGTGGTTATCCCATACGCAGGAGTGATTTGAGAGGCGGCGGGCCACGATAGACGTTCGCCTGTGTGGGGGCGGATCGCGCCGTCGCCAGCGTTACGGGCACAGCGGGTTTGTCGTCAGGTTGTTCGGCGTTCGCAACACCAAGCTCGGCCAGCAACTCGGCGCGGATCGTGGCGCGTAGCTCGCTCGCTACCTTTTCACGAAACGCGGCCGGATCAGGGCCGATTTCCTTCATCGCAAGGATGCGACGCCCCTGTTCATACGCCCATCCATACGGATCAGGCTGTGCGAACAGTTGCCCCGCGAGTGCCGGGTTCTTCTCCGCCTCTTCCCGGAACGCCGCGACCTTTTCGTCAAGGTCCGCGTATCGGGTCCGCGCGATCGTCTCCGACACATTCATCCGCTCATTGAGCAAGGTCCGTTGGATCGCCGCGTGATACCCAGCCGGGTCTGACGCGGGGTTCGGAAGCTGCTCCGGCGCGGGTTGCGCCTTCGTCGCCTCCATCTGCGCCTGCATTTCTGCAATGCGCCGCTCCAACTCTTGCCGCTTGGCTCGCTCTGCCGTCAGGGCTGCAACCGGAACACGGTCCTTCGGCTCTTCAACTGCCGGCGTCGCAGGTTCCAGCGCGACTGGCGCAACCGGAGTTTCGCCCGTCACCGGCTCCGCATCGCTGCCCGCCTCTACGTCGTGCCCTGACGTATCAACGGGCGCAGTGCGTGCGCCAGTGCCTAGAAGCTCGGAAAGGGGAGTCGGAGTGTAGTCCGAATTCGTGTCCGCTGTCGTTTCGCTCATTGCTAGCCCCACTAACGCCCGTAAGCCGGCGACGCTTGCGCCCGGAACCCGGCGGCGGTGCTACTGAACCGTAGCCGTCTCAGACGCCGCCATAGCCTGCTGCGCCCGTAGCTCTGCATCCGCCAAGGCTTTCGCTCTGGCGATCTGTATGTCTGCCTCGGCCCGCTGGCGTGCGATCTCAATCTCAGCCGCCGCACGAGCCTGCATGGCCTGTATCTCTGCCTGTAGACGCGCCTGGTCCGCCGCCATCTGCGCCTGCAACCGCTGCGCTTCCATCTGTGCGTCCATCTGCGCTGCCTGCTGCTTCATTTCCAATTCCGCTTGCATCTTCACCACCTCGGGCGGCGGCGGGGGCGGAACCGGCTCACCATTCGGCCCTGTCGGCGGGCGCATGCGCTTGAGCAACGTCTCCTTGTTTCTCAGCGCCGACGCCTCAATGAGCGCGTCGGGCGGAATCAGGCCGGGGATCTTGGCCAGATCGGCCAGTAGCGCAAACTGCTCTTGCTGTAGCGTCACCACGTCCGGCGCTTCGTCAATGACAACGTCCACCATCACGCGCGACACGTCGTTCCGCAAAACCGGCGAACCATCCTCGTTTACCACCGGCTGCGACAGACGCGGATCGCCCGGCATGACGCCAAGCTGCGCCACCATCGCCTGTTGCTGCTCAGGCGGCATATCCTCCAACGCATCCGACAGCGTTAGCGGCTGGTTAAGCCCGACAAACTTGGCGTTGCGCTCGTCGTCGGTGATCCGCACCCACTTCTCGGCGGTCCAAAACTGCCGGATACGCAGCCAGATTGCCGTGTAGACGCGGCGTTTCCAGGTCTTAAACCGCTCTAGAACGGTGCCCTCGATCTCAGTCACGCCACCCTGTTGGCTGGCCATGATCGCCCGACCGGACGCGCCCTGCGACTGCTTGCCCATCAGGAACGCGTTAGGTCCCTGCCCCTCTAGCGCGCTCTTCGCCTCGTTCAGCAGCAGGACGTGCCCTTGCGCCAGGTTCACGTTGTCGCCGATCTCGAACCGCATCCCCGGCGCGACTTCTACGAAACCGTCAGGCTTGGCCACCTGCGCCCGGGCTTCGTCTACGTCCTGCACCGCGCCCTGTTCGGCAATCACCGTGCGCACGGTCATGAGGTGCAACGCCTTGGAGCGGCGCTTGTTGACCTCATCCTGCAGATCAAACATGTCCCGCACGATCCCGTAGCGGGTGTTCTCGCGGTCAATATACGCCGATTGCAGCACCATCGAGCATGACGGAGCGCCGTTCTCGTCCACATACGGCGACGGTGCCGGCGGCGTCAGGAACCCGCCTCCCGTAAACGTCGCGGACCACCAACCCTCACCGTCCACCCAATGCAATTGGATGACCCGCACCCGCTTGCGGTTCTTATCGCCCCACGTGGCGCTAGGACGATCGCCATACGTCGTCGCGTCGGACGCCTCCAGCACGTGCGCGGCGGCAATCGCATCCTCTGACCCGGGCCACTTGGCCAGAATTTCGTCTTCGTCCTGCCACGCCACGCCGCCGAGATACTTGGCGTCGGAGAAATCGAGATTGCGCGACCTCGGGTCCCAAAACAGCCGATCCCACGGGTATTGTATGACGTCGATATCGCCCGTGGCTTCGTTGTAGACGACATCCACGCCGCCCGTGCCCTCGACCAGCATATCCTCCAACACGCGCGGGCTGGTCTCCTCGAAATGCGCCGCGTCGCAGGCATACCGCAGCGCGTCCGTCGCGCCGTTCGCGTCCTGCTCGTGATCTGGCGTCCGCGGATATGCCCGGGGATCAGTCCGGGTCCGCTTTTCCACGCCGAGGATGTAGCTCACCTTGGGGCGAATGCGGTTATCGACCACCGCCGGCTGCCCGCGCTCTGCCAGCGTCGCGACCTGTTCGCTGGTTAGCTGACGCCCATCAAGGTAGTCCCTGGCCCGCTCGCTTTCCTGTCTGGCGTCCGCGCTGGTGTCCTCTGCCTCGCGAAACCACTCGCGAAGCGTTGGGAGCATGTCATCAGTCGCTACGCCGTCCGCCAATCCGGGGCTGCCCTTTGCCTGTTGCGACCGTAGTCGCTGATCTGCACCACAGCCGCCTTGCGCGCCGCCGGAACCCACGGTCTCGACATGCAGGCGTATCTCAACTCGTCCGCCGCATGGTCTTCACCGTCCGTATCCACGTCCTCGGGACGCAGCGCGTCGTGCTGTAGTGCAGGGAGCGTCCTAACAAGGTCGCGGCAGGTTGTAAACACGAATAACATCGGCTTGCCATCCTCGCCAACAAGCCGCGACCTGACAGCGTCCCAGCCGCCCATCGCTCCGGCGCCCGGGACCCGCTTGTTATCCGCCCTGCGCCACAACACGCCGTGTCCGGCCATACGCTGCGCAATCGACGGTCCGCCATCCTCGGCGAAAATGGCTGGATCAGCGACGCCGAGTTGCACCCGCTCCGTCTCGCGGTCCCGTATGCCCTGCGCGACAGCCTCGGCCGTCAGTTTAAGCCCGACGTTAGGCGATCCGGGTTTCATGCCATACCATTCGCGATACCGGACCAGCGCGCCGCGTGGGAAACGATGGTCAGACCCGTCCGACACGGCAAACCACCCGACGCTGAACGGCCGCGCCGATCCCCAGTCAAACGATCGGAACCGGGGCCAATCCGGCGGAATCTCAAACGGCTCGATCACGTGCTTGTCCGGCGACCACTCCGGGAAGTAGGCCCCGGACACGACGGACCAGTCACCCTCAAGCCACGCTCGCACCAACTCCGCCGATCCCGCGCCGCGCAGCCGTGCCGCATAGCCCGGATCTGATGCGAGCAGGATAGCGTTGTCCTGCACGCGGCTCGGAATGAACAGCCGCTCCCATGGGCCATCGTTGATCAGTTCAAACCCACGCGGCGCGGGATCAATAAACCGAGCCTTAACCCACTGGTGCCCCGGACCGCCCGGGTTGCCGGCGCCTCGCACCCGCTTCGTCGCCACACCCGCAGCCGATCGCAGGCAGGCGAACATCATCCGGTATGCCGCGTCGCTAGGCCACTGCGTCAACTCGTCCCAACCGATCCACGTGTATTGCTGCCCCTGGTAGCGCGATGCGTCCTGTTCCCGCTCTAGGTATTGCAGCCGGAGGAACGCGCCGTTCGGCCATTTCCACGTCTTGTCCTTCTCGTGCCAGGTCGCACCGGACGGCGGGTATAGCTCCTGCGACCGGAGTAGAATTTCCTTCAGCTCCGGCTCATACGTCCGGCGGAACAGGATGCCACGCCATGCCGGCCCGTAGCGCGGCACGTCTTGCAGGAAATCGCCTAGAAGGAAATCCGACTTGCCGCCACCGCGCGCGCCACCGAAGAAAAGTTCGGGGCACCAGTCCGCCGCGATCGCGTCAGCCTGCGGCCCGGGCTGTGGTGACCACACGTTCCGCCGCCTTTCGCTTTAGCCATTCCTCGCGCGTTTCAGCCGGCGGCCGGTCGATTGCAGCCCGGTCCGTGGCATCGACCGCGATTGTCATCTGACGGGCAACCGGCGTGCCCTCGACGCGGTCCAGGAACGCCTTGCCGGCGTTTACCCGCACGCTGTCGTCGTCGGATTCCAGGGCGATGCGGAAGATCGTATCCTTGACCGCCTCGGCCTGTAGCTCGCGGGACGCCTCCCGCAGCAGGACATCAGCCGCCCCCTTAAACGTCGGACGGCCAGGCCCAGGGCCGAGAACGTGCGGGCGGGATTTCGACGCGCCCTTCGCCGAGCCACCCCAGCCTGCGCCCTTGCCTTTCGGGAACCGTCCGTTCGGAAGCCGCTCTACCATGCGCGCATATTTGCCCAAACGCGCGCGGCAGTGTCAAACCTAATCGCGCGCAGGCGGTTTCGGTATCCGCTCGATCGAACGCGCCACCGCGACCAGCCAGCGGGCCACGTCATACGGCGCGCGAATGTCCCCCATCGCCCAGCGCGTCATGGTCCGACGCGACACCCCGGCAAGACGCGCGGCATGCGAGACGGACCAACCAATGCGCGCCAGGACGCGGGCTAGCGGGACAGGCGATCTAGCTGGTCGCGCCACTGTTACACACGGCATAGAGAAGCAGCCAAACAGCGGTCATGCCGATCCCGCCCGCAAGGCCGTAGAACAGCGCGGCGGCAATGATCGACAGGGCGATGCCGGCGACCATGCAGGCGGTTGCTAGGAAGGTCACGGCTCAAGCCCCATTTCGAGTGTTTCCGCGACGAGATCGAGCACGCCCTGCTTTGCACTCGAAAGCACGCTGTAGGAACCGCTGCAAGCCGCTTGCTTCCCGTCGAACCACACGCGGTAGTCGCCCGGCTCTCGCATCACGACCGCGAACCGCGTGCCGCTCAGGCTCAGCGTCCCCGGCTCCGTCAACGTCCAAATCGGCTCCATGTTTCAGTCCCTCCGCCTTGTCCGACGCGACCATCTGCCACGTCGAATGGTGCATGCGTTCGTCGCACAGCGATCGCCAGCGGCGCCACGATGGCAGGGCGATCACGGCGTTCATGCGGGCTTCGTGATGCTCAGCCATGGACTGCCAATAAGCGTAGGTTTCAGCGCTCATGAGCGATCCACTTTCGGTGCCAAGTCAGCAGCCGCCAGCACGGACCGCACGCCTTCAAGCGCCGATACCCGCGCCCGGCATTCCTTGCGGCCTTCCGACGACAGATGCGCAGTCGATTTTGTGGCGTCAATTACGCGGGCGAGCAGCGACAAGACTTCCTGACGCATGTCCTCGGCGGTATCCGCCTCTATCACGTATCGGATTCTACTCATCTCCGACTGCCTCCCTCACGTTGGCTAGCTCGATCGCGTCCGCAGCGGCGCGCAGGGAATCCGGCATCGCGCTTGGATACAAGTCCAGGCACGCGCGGATTAGCTCAGTCTCATTGGGATGTAGCGAGGCGTGCCAGGTCGCGCCAGTCGCAGGCGGATACCACGAGGCCCCAAAAACGTCCCTGCCGTCAGCGCGCAGCCCATACGTATCCAGCAGATACCGCGACGCCTCCTCGCGCGTCCGGTGCGGGCGGATATCCACTCGCCCGCCCTGGGTGCAGTAGGAATAGAGGGGCATGGTCAGCCTTTTGCGCCTTGGCGGCGCTTGGCAATGGCGCGGTATGTATTCTGGCTAGTCCGCGCCAGGACGCAATCAAGCGACGCTTTGACCGGCTGCGCCGCAACCATGGCCCGGACCCGGCCCATGGCGTCCTCCCATTCCGGGGACCCGAATTGGCATGCGTTGACCGCTTTGCGGGCCAAGACCAGAGCGTCTGTCATCTGCGCGTCTCCTCTCGTCTGACGCCCTTGTCCCACAAGTGCGCCAGGGCGTCAACGGAGAAAATGCGCGAGGCCGGCTATTTTTCGGGCGCGGCGCCTGGCGTCAGAGCCGATTGAAGTGCGGGCTAGACAGGGATCGTGTTTGCCCCGTGATAGCCAGACGGGACGATGGCATACCCGCCAAGCCTCGAACTTTCCGCCTGTTCATCATGCGCCCACGCTTGCAGCCACGAGATGACCCGCTGACGCGCGGCCGGGGATAGCGGCTCAATCTGCCGCTTGCACTCGGTGATGGCGTCCATTTCCGCCAGATGCGGCGTTGTAGTTTTCCCAGCGCTCATGCCCCGCCTCCGTCTATCAAACCGACCCGCGCGCGCGGCGTTTCACGGCTCGGCGGCGGCACTCCCACCAAGCGACACACCCCCGCTCACCCCCGCCACTGCGTCCGCTCCCGGTTCGCAACCTCAAGCCCATCACTGGAAAGTTCCACGGCGGCAAGCGTCGCTGTCTGCGGGGTGACGGTCAGCAAGCCGCGCTTTTTCCACTCCATCACCGCAGGCCAATGCGGCGAAGTCGTAGAAATTTGCTTGGAAAATCGAAAATCCTCAAGCTTGACCCGCTTCATGCCACGGCCCTCTTCGCGTCCTGAACCGCCCGGTCGAAATACCGCAGCGAGTCCGGCGGCGAATACCCCGATCGCCGCGCAACCTTTTGAATTCCCGCGTAGATTTCGTCTGGGTCGCGCCCCGATTTCAGCCAGTCAGCCATGGGACGCAAGCCTTCAACGGTGTCGTAACGATTTTCGGGCAAATCGCCGGCCTCCTTCGCCTTTTCCCAGATCACGTCTGCGAACCAACCACCCACCACCGGCCTTAATCCCATGGTCGGCCGCGCCGGGTCAACCTCCCATCGCTCGGCATGGGGGTGCCACGGTGCCAGCCAATCCCGGTGCGCCCATGGCCGCTCGGCCGGCTGGGGGACTACAGGGGGTTCTTGTACTTGTCCCTGTCCCTGTCCCTGTCCCTTAAGAACTGTGCTTTGTTCTATCCTCTGCTCTGTGACAGTCGATGTGATATGGGCTGTCACACCGTCTGTGATAGGCTCTGTGATAGTCTCTATCATAGAACCTATGACAGTCCCTATGGCGCGCCCATTGCGCTTGGCTTCGCGCGCCTCACGGGCCTTTGATAGACGCTCGCGATAGCCTGTCCGGTGCAGCCACGCTTCTGTGGCTTGCTCTGCGATAACCCTGTGATAGAGCCGGCCATCCGAGCACTTGACCCACCCGTGCAGTGCGTCGGACTTGATCTTGGCCCATTTCGCCGGGTCGCACATGGCCAGGTCGGCCAGCACGTCGTCGTCGTCCTCAAGGCTGCCGGCCGGGGTTTCGTGCCATGAGGCAGTCCACAGGTTGAGCATGTAAAACGCCAGTTCCGGCCGGCGCTTGCATTTCAGCCACGCTTTTGACCGCTTCAATCGCGTGATCAGCAGCGGCATGAACTGGAAATCACGCAAATCGCACTCTGGTGCGCTCATGGGCGCAGGCAACTCGTTCATCGTCCGACCTCATGAAAGCTAGTGGTTTCGCCACGCCATTGCAGACTGACAGAGCCGGGTTCACCGTCGCGAAGTTTCGCAATGATGACCTCGGCCTTGTCCGCGACCTCACGCAAACGCTCGGCAGATTGCTCGCAGCGTTCCGCGAATTTCTGTTCGGACTCGCCCTCTCGGCGGGCGGGATCGCGCAGGTAGTAGGCTTCGCGATAGACGAATGAAACGCTGTCCGCGTCCTGCTCTATGTCCCCGGCCTGCCTCAGATCCGCCAGCGTCGGACGCTTGTCGTCGCGTCCCTCTACGCCACGGTTAAGCTGCGCGGCGACGATGACGGGGCAGTTGTGGCGCTTGGCAAGGGTCTTCATGCCGCGCGAAATCTTGCCGACTGCCCAGGTTGACCCGTTCCGCTCGTCGGCGTCGTCTGGCCGCACGATATGCAGGTGATCGATCACAATCAGTCCGACGCCATGCCGGCGATGCGCTGCCCTGATGCGTAGATCAATCTGCGCCACGGTCAGCCCCGACGCGTCCTCGATTGACAGCGGCAAGCCAGCCATTTCGCGCCGGGCTTGTAGCAGCGCCTCGCCGTGACGGGTTGTCATGTCGCCGCTGCGCAGCGCCTTGAGCGGCACGCCAGACGCCACGGACAGGGCGCGACGGCCTAGCTGCATGGCGGACATTTCGAGCGAGAACGCGACAACGCCGATCCCGGCGCGCGCAGCGTGTAGTGCGATCTGCCAGACCAGCGAGGACTTGCCCATACCAGGCCGGCCCGCGACGACGTTCATAGTCCCGTCCTCTAGGCCGCCTAGAACCGCGTCAAGCGACGGGAAGCCCGTTTCCAGCCCGGCAGGCCCTTCTCGCGTGCGAGCCTGCTCTGCGGCCTGTATGGCGGCGTCCATGGCGCTGTCGAGCGTCGTGGCCTTGCGGTCCTGATCGACGCCGAACGCGCCTTCCATGGCAGCTACGGAGGCCGCAACGATATCGTCGGCAGTCGCGGCGGATGCGATGGCGTCGAGTGATTCAGCGTCGGCAGGCCCGAACCCCGCGTTGACGATGCGCTCGCCTAGCTCGATCAGGACGCGGCGTTTCCATGCGTCGTGGATCGCGCGGCCGTATTCCGCCGCGTTGATGATCCCGACCATCGCGGTCAGCAGTTGCGCGAGATAAGCCGTGCCGCCGACCTGATCCAATATGCCGGCGTTCTCAAACTCGGATTTGAGCGTGACGCCGTCGACGACGCGGCCGGCGCTGATATGGGTTCGGATCGCGCCGAAAATCCGCCCGTTGATCGGGTCTGCGAAATGGTCCGGCGCCAGGAATCCGGCGACGCGGTCATATGCGCGGTTGTTGGCCAGGATCGCGCCGAGGAGCGCCTGTTCCGCCTGGATGTTCGTGGGGGGCTGGCGCGGGGTTATGCCGAACGGTGCAACGACGTTCACCCGACCAACTCCCCATCCAAAATAGCCCGTGCGTCATCCACCGACCGCGCAACCCCAGCCCGCGCACCGAACGCGCGCATGGTCCGCAGCCAAGCCCGCTGAGCCGGATCGGTGCGCCCGCTGCCAGACTTGACCTCGATGGACCCGAATACGCCGATCGTCTGGCCCACCATTTCGGGTGTGACGACAACGCGACGGACGGCAATGAAGTCGCCCGATCCCTCGGCCAATCCAAACCCGATCAGACGCGGGCTGGACAACGTGACCGAAAACGGCGTGCGGCGTTCAAGCCGGCCTTGCCAGCCCTTCCCGACGTTGTTGCGAAAAATGCGCGTGTCGGGATCGGCGCCGAGTGCAAGCCGGATCGCGGCTTCTAGCGCTGCGCCTGGCCCGCTCATGCTGCGCGTGGCCCGCTCATGCTGCGCGTGGCCCGCGGAATTGCATCTGGTGCATGGTCCATCGATGATGATACCCGCGGGCGCGCCGGACCTCCTCGATTTGGTCTACGGTTCGCCGGCCGCGCATAACCTCACGCAACGGCCCGGTCGCCAGCCATTCCTGATAGCGTTCGGCGTCGGTCTGCTGGACCTCTGCTAATTCGCCTTCGACCTCTTTCTTGGGCTTGCGACCCTCGGCCTCGGGGAACTGAAACCCGCATTCAGGGCAGACAGGCGCAGGCGGGAACGCGGCAAAACACTCCGAACACTGCCGAACGGCCAGCGCCGCAGCCCGCGCAGGCTTGCCGTCCAGCGTCCATTCTCGGTCCGCGTCGGGCAACCCGTGCCGCAGCACGTTGCCGACGTGATCGAGAAGGAGCGCGCAGTCCTTGCCGGGTGCGACGCGCAACACGCGCCCCACCATTTGCAGATACAGCGCGAGCGACTGCGTCGGACGCAGGAAAATCGCGCCCTCGATCGCCGGCAGGTCGAACCCGGTTGTCAGCAGGTCCACATTCGTCAGCACGGGGATACGCCCGTCGCGAAAATCACAGATCCGAGCCGCGCGTTCCGACGCCGACATGGACCCGTCGACGTTCACCGCCTCAATCCCGCCCATGCGGAACTGCCCAGCAACATGATCGGCGTGTTCGCGCGTGCAACAGAACACGATGGCCCGCTTGCCCGGCATGCGCCGGCCATACTCGCGGATCGCGTCGCCCGTGATCGTGCTGGTGTCGAGAACGCGGGCCGCGTCGCCCATCTGGAAGTCACCGCCGGACCGCTTGATGCCATCCAGCGCGACAGCAGGGGCAAACGCGCGATACCGAGTGAGGTAGCCGCCGTCCGTCAGTTCCCGAACGCTGGGGCCGTAAACGATCTCGTCATACACGTCGCCCAACCCGCGCCCGTCCAAGCGGCACGGCGTGGCGGACATGCCCAGGTGCCAGGCTGCCGAGTAGTGATGCAGTATCCCGCGCCAGGTGTCGGACATGGCAAGATGTGCCTCGTCCGAGATCACCCAATCGAACACCGGCAGTTTGTCCAACCGCCTCGCGACGGTCTGCACCATGCCGACGTGCAGGTTCATGCCGTCGTCGGTTGTCTTGCTGCGGGCCGTGATCATGCCGTGGGGCAGTCCGGCCGCCGCCAAATCGGCGTGGATCATTTCGGCCAGTTCGGCGCGGTGGCAGAGGTAGAGCACCCGCTTGCGCGTCTGGCCGAGCATGTATTTGACCATGGCTGACTTGCCTGCCCCGGTCGGAGCGCACAGCAGCGGCGCCCGTTTGCCGGCCTTGTAGGCGGCCCGGATGGCGGCTATTGCGGCTTCCTGGTAGGGGCGCAGTTGCATCTGTGGTTACGGCGCCTCTGCGTCGCCAGCGCGGCGCTTTGATGCCCAACTGTCGATATATGCCCAATGCTTCCACCCCGGCATCCACCGCTTGTCCTCCCGCGCCGGCCGAAACACAGGCAAGCCGTGGCGCAGCCGTTCGCCGTTGACGACGCGCAGGAAATCCTTGTCTGACTGATCGTCCGTCTGTCGCAGCCGCGCGCGTTTGGCCCAATCGCGAATCTCGCACCACGGGAGCGTGTTGATCTCAAACGGCGCGCGTTCCGGCGCCGGCTTCTCGGCCGGCTCGTCGTCGTCGATAATCTCGGGCAGATCGCGATACAGCCAGCAATCCGGCCGCACCATGGGATCAGGAACCGGCGTCCCGCGCGGGATTTTGCGCAGGTTGATGAAATAGCTGATCTCGTATCCGGTAAGCGCCGGCAGGTCGGGGAATTGCTTGGTCAGCAGTTTCGCCATGACAACCGGCATCGTGCCGCGTGAGTGCAACTCCCACATCATCTGCAGCCGATCGCGTGGCCAGCATTCGAGTGTGCGCAGCTGTATGGACGCCTTGAACTTGCGCAGCTTGGCCCGTGAAATATTGTGAACAGCCGCCCGGATCGGTGGCGCGGGTTGCACCGGCTCAAGGCTCGCAAGCGGCGGCAGCGTGGATTCCTGCGGCTCCCGATGCTCGTCCGGGTCCCACCCGCCTGCCAGCGCGCGCTTGCGGACGTTGTGCACGACGCCCTTTGAGATGCGCAGGACGTCGGCCACGTCTTTCTGGCACAAGCCGCGCGCGAGCAGTTTGAGAATCTCAGCGTTGCGTGCTTTGGCCTGTGGCGATGCGCGAATGATCGCGTTCGGCCGCATGGGAAGGTCAATCCGATGCGCCTTGCCGATCAGCGCGTCTTTTGACACGCCCAGTTGGCGGGACATCTCGATGGGGGACACGCCGGCTAGCCACAATTCGCGGAGTTTCTCGACAAGCTCTGGCGTCCAATCAACGTGTGCCATTCACCAACTCCGAAACCAAGGCCGAACCCCACGAGCAGCCGCTCGCGTGATCAACCTGTCAGACCACGCCTCAGCCCGGATCACACTGCGGCTCAGCATCAGCCCCATGTGCCACTCCAAGGTCGCGAGAACTTGTTTCCAGATCATGCAACCTCTTGCGCGCTCGATCGGCCGCTTGGCGGCTTTGGGCGAAAACGGTCATGTCAGCTTGGAAGGCAGCCAGTGCGGCAGGATCAGACGACAGGATCACGAGCGCGGCGCCAGCACTCGGCCGGCGATTGCGATACAGCCAATCCTCCGCCGTGCGTGACGAGACGCCGGCCAGTCGCGCCAACCACTTCACCCGGTTGCGCACCGGCAGCCGCGAAATGACGCGCCGAACGTGATTGTGAAGCATATCACCGGCAACATCCGGGTTTGCGACTGTGGCGCTGGGCATCAGAGCGGTCCATCTTCAAAGCATGAAGACACGCACACGCACATCACGGTTGCCCTGTTATAAGTGCCGGCCATCACCGAGGCCCCCGGCCGGCAGGGAGAGCAGAGGGGAGAGAGGCCCCGCCTCGGCAAATTCGGCCAGCCCGACCGCCACGATTCGCACGCGGTTGACGGTCTGGGCTGGTGCAGCGCGCGAATGCATGGGAACGCGCTGGCGACGATTGGCGTCCGTCGCGGGACAGCCCCCGAAGGGGATGGGGATAGGCGATCACGCGGCGTCGCCCCGTGCTGGCGCGTCCCAGAGGTCGGGCCGCAGTTCATGGCGAGGAATGCCTGTGATTTCGGAAACGCGGCGGACTCGCTCGGCGGGGATGCGCGGCCACATGGCGACCGCGCCGCGCGTGATGCCCAAGCCGTCCGCCACTTTTGCCAGGAGGCCGCGCTGAGAGCGCAGGAGGGCCATACCAGTGAGATTGGTCATGCCGACGACGTTAAGCAAAACTGAACAGGGGTTCAAGCCCTATTTGCTCAGTGTCGCTAGCCTCCCCCAGAGGCACACTGATCCCATGGAATTGCACGACAGAATTAGAGCGGTGCGAACCGCCGCCGGGTTGACGCAGAGACAGCTTGCCCGCGCTCTAAATGTGAGCCCCAGCGCAGTCGCGCAGTGGGAGGCGGGCGACACGCGGCCCAAGCACGGGCATTTGCTGGCGATTGCGGCGCAAACCCGCAGTGATCCCGCCGCCCTTCTAGGCGTTCACGCTCAACCGATTGATCATGATGCAGAATTGCGCGCGCTGATCCGGCATTGGCATCGGGTGCCGGCGAGCCAGCGCGGGATGGTGCTGCGCCTCATATTAGCGGCGACTGACGCGCCCGCGTCGGACGACGACGACTCACCCCAAGCGGCCTGATCAGAAAATTCAGTTTACCTGATCATTTTCGCTTGCGTCGGATGTTCAGTTCGGCTTAACGTCCCTCCCATCGCAACCGCGAGGAGGCCACTGTGCCGCTGGACAACCCACCCGCTGAACTGCGCATTGACCCGACGGCCGATCCCGCGTCCCTGACGCACTGGAAGACGCGCAACTATGGCCGCGACCACTGGCTCATGCTGGGCGACGTGATCTGCGGCGCCGTGATGCGCGACTGGTCTGCCGATACGTGGCG